CATTCCTTCACCGTATCCTGTTTCTCTCGCCATATCCCCTCTTTATTTTATGCTAAATATCTCGGAGCGTCTTTTCCCTGTTTTTTCTTTATTTTTCCTCTTCTATTTCCCCCGGATAGCTTATGTGTATCATCTACGCCGGTCACTATAACTTCGAGCCCCTTCTCCCCGTCTCCTGTTTCCTCTACCTCAGAAACTATGAGGGTAGCCGTTTCATTTAATCTTCCATTGTAGCCTAGCCTTATCTGCATTATCTGTTCCCAATTAAAAACACCGCTTAAGCGTAAATTAGGGTTCCGGAGAGTCACTTTGAGATTAGACATCTTCTCAGAGTTATCATGAAGAGATATTTTTTTAACTTCCCTAGTAACATTTAAACCATTAATTAAGAGGATAAAATCCGGGTCGCCTACGAAGTGTAATGCCATAGTAATACTCCGATTTTAGCAAAATAAGGCTCAAGAGAATCCTTGTTGTAAAGTTTTTCAAATTTAGGAGCAACTTCCACGACAACACATTCTTTGTTAATTGCATTTCCAAAACAGAAGTAAACCCGCGGAGGTCTGAGCAATCCTGCCATCATTATTGTAGGTTTTCTCATGGAGTCTAAATGTTCATAAGCTCTTATCACAAAGCTATCAGGGTTGTCATATCGACTATAATCAAGCTCGAATTGGATATGCTGAACGTCTCCATGCCCATATTGTAATATTGGATATTCGCTCCCCGCTGCCGATAATTGCCCATATTTGGCTTTATTGACGGGGCCATTTATAGTCTCAGGGTTCCATTCAAAAACGAAAGGAGGAATTCCTCCCTCTATCGGCATAATCATTCCACGAGTGACATAATGACTCATTGATTTGAATTCCCCCTAGAAGTATTAGAGTTACTCTCCTGCTTAGAAGGAATATGCTTTCCATCAACATAAACATTTACATTCGTATTGACATTCGGAGGAGGAGTTTGTTGTAAGGCGGATTTAAATCCCTCAAGAATTCCCCCTATATTTCCCCCGCTTACTCCCTCTGGAGTTACCATTTGACTTGTAGGAGTGTAGCCAAAATATCTATCGAGCGCATCAAGCTTATTCTCAAATAGCGAAAAGGGAATAATAGGTAATCCAAATTTTTGTTGAGGAATAGTCTCAAAAACATTCTTTAACGGATTATAGAAAAAATTCCTAAATGCTTTATTTAAGAGATGATTTTGATTAAGGATATCAATGTCACCTGTCATTCCCCCAAAACTGTTATCGCTTCCGCCGCTTTTTCCTAAACCCTTTAGTCCAGTCTCATCTCTCGACATTCCGGGAATCTTTCCAAGCGTAGAATCATATAAGGAGGTTAATTTTACTACTATGTCATATATCTTATAAATTGCATTATACACTGATTCAAAGGCTTGAGATATCCTCTTACCCGCATATTCCCCCGCTTGTCCTAATCTCTCAAACATTGATGTGTCAGGATTTTTATACCAGTTCTCGATTTCCTGCTTTAATGTCTGGAGCCAATTAGGAAGCTGAAAGTTTATGTCTCCCGTCAATCCTTTCCAAAATCCTGAAGCTATTGAAGTAATTGTCTGTTGGAGAGGAGCCAAGTGATAGGGATTTATAAGCCACTCAACCATTTCTTTGAAAGCAGGAACTATCCCTCCCACCACATTTTTATAAACATCCTCAAAGAGCTTTCCTGCCGTGGTTTTTACATTCTTCCATCCTTGCTCTAATAGTTGAGTGGCCGCTACTGACTCTTTCATGGAGTTATTGAGCATCTCTAAGGAATCTTTCCATGAAGCGCTTCCAATCTGTTCGTGCATTTCCTTCACGCTTCCACGGAGTCCCTTAAGAAGCGTCTGAAGCATAGGTTCTGGATGTTCCCCAAATATTTTCTTTAAGAAATTACCACGAGCATATTCAGGAATCGCATCAAGTAATCTGCGTAATTCCTCAAATTGAGGCATCATTCCTGCTTTAAAGAATCCTGATTTATGATACTTCAAAGTCCAATCATAAGCTTCCTTATAATGCTTCGCGGGTTTTAGGAGTAAGTTTTTTAATCCCTTATCTCCTGATTTCTGATATTCTTCAACCGCTTGACGCAGGATTCCAATTCCATGCTTTGCATCTTTTATTCTCTGTCCAAACTCACGTAGGACAACTCCTGCCGTAGGAGCCTCGAAGTTAGATGTAACAAGGTATGACGCAGTTGATAACATATCAGTCATGTCCCAACCCATACCCATGAGAACGGGAACTGCATCTCTTAAAGCTTCACGGAGTTTTGGGCCTCTAAAAACACCAACACCAACTGCTTTATGAAACTGTGCCGCAAACTTTTCAGCAAAATCAGGGATAGGCATATCAGGATAGCCAAACTTGTGCATTGAATGAACCATTTTCATTATAAGGTCGGTTCCTTCATCCTGCGTAAGCTGCGTCAACTTAGCCATATTAAGAGCGGTTTCGGTTACGGATTTCTTAATCCGATTCTCCATATCTCCAATACCTGATTGGATTTCAAAAGCTGCCCTCAAATAAGCATCTGTCGTAGTTCCTGCATATTTGTTAGAGAAGTTTAAAGCTTGTTCTTCCCACCAATCTAAATCCCGCGGGTCAAGAAAAGAATGGAGAAGCTCTTGCCTCCCCTTTGAAATCTCTTCCCTGCTTTGAACTAGAGCTTTAGGTAATCCCGCAATTCCAGAAGCTAAATCTTTTATTGCTCCAAGTCCGCTTGTTACAGCAATAGATGCCAACTGCCCTTTTAATACTGCCAGCGCTCCGGAGATTCCAGAGATTGCTCCTTGGACTGCTCCTGCTCCTTGAACACCAAAACGGATTCCTACCTCTTTAAGCATCAAAAATACCCTGTTCCATTTTCCTGATAGTTTCTAGTCTTTTAAACATCCGTTTCCTAAAGCTTGTCGGCCACCTAAATACGGACTCTATATCTTGCTTCATATAATAAGAGAGGAGAAAAATTTCATCTTCTAGTTCTTCTCCTCCCCCTTGGAATAATCTTAATGAACCATGTCCAACCCCGTGAGTGCTTAACGAAGCGCCGAAAGCCCCGTAAGCACAAACATAGGGTCGAGCAAAATATTTATCACCTGTGCCTTTCGACAATGAGTGCATCTAGCCCTGACGAAGGGGTCATATCCACATTTATGCTCAACTATTGACTCCCTAATCTCTAAATGGTCGCGTCCGGGGAAATGCAATACATCCTCATAGCTAAAATCCTTTTTCCCATTAATTGCCCGAATATTCTTAAAATCAATCCTGTTCGGGTCGAGGTTTTCGGCTCCTGTTTCCATTAATTCGTCTTCTACTGTAATATATTGGAGCGTAAACCGCGTTTTTGTCCTTGAGGTTGTAATCTCCCATGTTGGGTCTCCCTGCGCTAAATCAGGAGGCAAGGGAGTAAACGGTAAAGCATCGAGCGGTACAGGGAAATTAAGAGGCATTCCACATTCCACGCAAGCTCCCTTAAGTCGCAGAGTATCCCCATAGCAAAGACGCCATATATTGACTGCAAGGAACTGTTGGTCGTACACCTTAAGTTTTTTGAATTCCTCTTCTGTCGGCTTCTTTCCTGCTATTGTCGCCGTCTGCATCATATAAAATCGAATAAGTTTCTGTGTTATGTCATCTATATTAGAGCCATAAAGAAACTTATCCGCCAACCCATCGGACTCAACAATCTCAACCTCTTGTCCGCCAATAGGTAACTCAATTTTACGTCGCTCAAGGATAATATCCAAACCCATATTAAATCTTCCTCAAATCTACCCAATCAAAGGTTAATTCTACTTCCTCGATAATATCTTCCTTCTCCGCTAGAGAATTCCTCTCTCCGGGGTCATAAGAAGAAATAAAGGCTCCCTTAAATTCAAAAACACGGAATGCCACGTTTGCAGGGTCATCATCATATAACGAACAATCATACTTATAATCCCTCGGCCTCATTCCGTTCCCTGTTACCGGATTCTGAACACGAATGAGCCATTTCCACCAAAATTCCCTTCCTGCTCCATCATAAGGAACAACATTATTAAGGGTTATCTTGTTGAATTTTAACATTCCCGCTTCATTAACCAGAAAGTTTTGAGCGCCTCCTGCGTGCTCTGATACGCCTATCTCAATTTTTGGCATCTTAACTTTCTGCACTAATGCCGAGAGATACCCATTTATCTCAAGTCTATACTTGAAAGATTTTGCACGCTCAAAAGTAATTACATCAACAGGCATTATCCCCCCCTGTTATATTTTCTTTAATAATATTAAGCTTTTACCCAACCAGGCAACTCTTTTAACTCAGTATACTCGTCGAAGGCTGCGCCTGTTCTAGTTACTCCTACCTCAAAATCAATGTAATAGATTGCTTTTGTAGGTTGTACCAATGCCCTAGCCCTATATATTCCTTGGTCAATTTCAAGACCGGAGTTAAGTACTGCATTTTTCAAGACTCCTCCATCAAAGAAGGCGTCCCTATCCGTCTGTAGACAGAAATCGTACACGGAACATTTTGCTTTCCAAAGTCGGAATTGTGGCTCTAATACGCGATAAACTTCACGCCAAGTCATAGGATGGTTAGGTTCAAATAGGAACGTTCTCAGGACTGGAACTAAGATTTTTCTCATAACAGTGAGAAATACAACAACATTTAAATCGCGCAGAGATGAGGCTGCACGCTGTGTTGTCCTTTGTTCCCAAAAAACGGCTCCCTCCCAAGGAGTAATTTTCAATCCATTTATGCCGTAATCGGCAAACATATCTTCATAGCCACGGTAATCCGCCAAGTTGAAGTCAATCCCCTCAACGAAATCAACCTTCCCTCTACGCGGCCCCACTGGAGCAAAATGAGGCTCATAATCCTCCTCAGTTTTCGAGAGGCAAGCGCCTAAATGCCCTAGATTTGAAATATACTTTCTTGAATCATCTCTTGAATCATAGCAAAGAGGTCTCCCAAACCATACCGCTAGTCTATGAGAATCCAGCATTTCATGGCTGTATGGCTCCTCCCCCATTCTCCATTTCTTTGAATTTATGGGGTCTAAACCTACCGGAGTATTAACATGAGCAATTAAGTCACCTCTCCGCTCAACAAAAGCAGTTAACGCCTGAATTACGGAAATATTAGTTGTGCCGGGAAGCAGAACATGGATTGCCATATCCGTTTTATTACAGGCATACATACCTGTCATGGCTAATTCATCGCCTATCCAGTCTGCTGTGGTTAATGGGTCTCCATCGGTTCCTTGACTTAAGAAAGTACCGACTTCATCCACCGCTGGTCTTGCCGTTGCCCCCACATTTGCAGAATATAAATCCTCAATCCTAATAAGTCTGGAGCGATTATTGATAGCATTTACAAAATATCTGTCACTTTCAGGGTCTAAGGATAAATTGTCATAATACTCATTCAATCCGCCCTGTTTTGTATAGGCTACTCGAATATCGAAGTTAGAATTAGGATTAAGGTCGGAGTCATAAACTTGAATCTTTAAGAAATTCCCCCAATCCCCCTCGTTATGTGCAATAATCCTGATTGTGTCCTGCGGAGTTCCTTCTGTTCCAGTTACTACATCATTATTTACTCCGAGAACTTGTTCTGCCGTTGAAGCATTCCTAAGCTGGAGACTTGATGTAATCCCCGCGGAATTGGAGGTAATCCTTATCTTTCCTTGAGTTGCAACAGCGATAGCGCCGGTCAATCCTGCCAACTGCTCGACTACCTGTCCCGCTGTTAGTATAAAACTCTCTGTCTCATTATTTGCAGGAGTAAGAGTAAAAGTCTGGTCATTCCCACCATCAACACCTAAAACAACTTTCTGTGTTCCTTCTACTGCCGCGTATACCCCAATTGGTAAACCCAAAACATTATTAGCTCCATCAGAGATAGAGCGTATTTCTAAGCTATGTGTTGGGTCGTTTGTTTCCGCTTTTATCCTATTGTCTACCGCTGAAAAGGTAATCCCATTAGTTCCAGCATTCAACATATCAACTACTTCTTGAGCGGTTTTCCCTGTCCCGTCAAGGATTACGTCTTGGTTCTCCCCTCCTGATAATGCAAACCTCATCTTGTCAGCGCCAGAAACAAAACTAAACGGCCCAATCTCTGTTCCTGTTATTCTTCCTCCTCTTGCCTGAAGGAAAGTAAACGGCCCAGTTTTTGTTTCTAGCCTTGCAGGAGTCGGTATTCCTCCTCTATCCTTAAGGATAAGGGAAGCTTTTTTTGCCGTCATTGTTGCGATATTGCCGGGGTCTGTGCAATTAAGTAGTCGGATAAAAATAAACTTAGCGCCCTGCTGTGCGCCCATTTTGAATACGAGCGGGTCGTTGGAGCGTAAAAAAGTCCTACCACATTCTCTCTCAAATTCCTCCCAAGAGCCAAACGGGTAAGGCTCAAAAGGAGTTCCCCTCTCCGACTCCCCTATCATAATAGAATATCCCTTAGCGATTTCATCTGTAAAAATTGATAAATCTTGGATATTATAAAAGACCTGCGCTACTCCTCTACTCATGCCACTACCTCCTCTTTTCTAAGGTACGGTTGTTTTCCGTAACACATAGCCTCCACCCCCGGAGGAATTACACTTTTGTTTATTGGTTGAGAGATATGAGCAGAAGAGCCTCTACGAGGTATTTCAAGTCGAAGTTCATCTCCATTGGTAAGCATAATATCAATAGGAGATTGACTTATATTGATAAGCCTTACTTTTCCTGTTCCTCCAAGAGATACAGGAACGGTTTCCTCAATCTTCTTTGTTTTTATGGCCATTAGGCCTCCCCCCCTATTTCTTCTACATAATTAGTTGACAAACTCCCTAATTGAAGAGATTCGCTGTATTGCCTTCTGTTCAATTATTACGTCTGCCACGGTATATCTTTGAATTGTTCTGAATAATGGATTTTCCGGTTCATCCATATTAATAGGTTCCCCATCTGTGTATATGACAACATGTTTCCCGTTAATTAGCGGTTGACTCCCCGGAGGAAGAACCGCCAACAACAAAGGGATTAATTTTGATATATGCCGCTTAAGAGTTGAGATAAGTTCTATCTGATAAAATAATTCTATCTGTATAGGATAAGGGAAAATATCATATCCCCTAGGCCCCGTTAGGGTAGTAACCCCTAAGTTTGTTTCAACCTCAACGTCAATCTGTTCCTCTGTTGGTACAAGATATGTCTCATTCGGTTTTACATATTTCTTGACAATGCTATAATCAGCATATTTAACAACTGCAATTGAGGGAGATTTTGCTTTTCCATAATTCCGCTCCCAATCATAGCCATAGACAGGAATTGACTCTCCCCCGAATTTTATTTTCCTTAATTGATTAAGGATGTATTCATCAACCGCTTCAATCAATTAAAAAATCCTTCCAAGAGCTTCAGCATAAATATGAACTATTTCATCTTTCTTCTCGCGATAAGTAGGCTCAATGAATGGCCTAGCTACCATTTTACTAGTTCCAAGTTCATGACAAAGAGCAACATTAGCCGCTACCGGAGATTTTGGGCCTTTTCCTCCACCCTTCCCCGGTCGGCTCCTTAAAATTCCAACAAACCCTCCGCCTTTTTTATCAGGATGATAAGCTATTGAACCCCTCAAGCTTCCGGTTTCTGTCAGAATCTTACTCCCTCTTTTGGAAGCTAAAGTTGAAGGCTTTAATGGAGCCCATCCCGGCCCTTCATCCTCGAAGCGCCTATCGAAGGTAGCTACAAGCATTTGCCCCGATTTATTAGCTGCGTTCTCAAGCGCAACGTTTACCCTTGCTGAGATTGCATTTAAATCCGCAATAAGAGAATCTGCTCCAACCAAGGTTGTACCAATGGATAATTCAGGCAATTGAGAACTCCCCGTCAGATGAGTTATTATATTCTTCTGCTCTTCTTAGTTTTACATGAACAAGGTTATGAATTCCTGCTATCGGATTTATTTTATCCAAGATAGGGAAATCCTCTACAAAATCCCATCTCCCCTGAGAATCAACAAAATATCCTGTTACTTCTATCTCTGTTCCTTCTAACCAATCCTCAAGAAATAAAACATGGAGACACTTAATATCCCTTATTCCGTTACTTCCAACAATAATTCCTTCAGCATACTGCGTGTCATCAAGCCATTTGATACATCGAAGTTGTTTTGAGAACTCTTTGTTATGGTATGTTATCTCATCTCCTGCTATCTCTCCGAGTCCTTCAACAAAGCCATCTCTGATTTGTTGAGTATCAATCAAATCACCAACTCCTTATCCCTGTTGAAGTCCATTTCTCTGGAGGCATTCCTAAATCAACATCCTCAGGCTCAACCTCCCTTGCCGCAAATCTCAACTGCTCAACTAACTCTTCTCTCAATGCTTCAAGGAACTTAATAGCATCAACCCATTGAGTCTCGGCAGGGCCACCCTTCACTGACTCAAGTCTCATGCTAAACTTTAGGAGGAGACGTGGAATAAGAGCTTTAGTAGTTAAAAGAGCAATGTAAACGGCTTTTCTGTCATCAACATCAAGGAGACTATAGCCTTGTAAAGCAATTTGTGCCGTAATCTCGTCAGGAATCACACTATGCAAAGTAGTATCAAGGGAAAAGACAGGAGATAGTCTATTAATTACAAGTTGTTCAATGCTTACCATCTCTTATCCCTTTTAAGCGATTCCAGAGTATCCTCCGAGTTTCACTCTCATTCCACGATTCCCCTAGTTCTTCCAATAATCCCCGGAGTTTTGCTAGAGTATAACCCCTCAAAACACCATCAGAAGGGATTTTAACAGGGTAAGAATCTTGGATTGAAGGGATAGTTGTCTCCCCTGAAGTTTCTTGTTCTTCAGGCTCGACAACTTCATCAACCCATATCAATCCTCCCCCAACAAGCCAAGCGTGAGTTAGACTCCCAACAGCATGAGGAGTTTTTTCCTCAGTTCCAGAAATTTGAAATCCTGTCTCAGGGTCTATAAAACTCCCGCATGTATCAAGAAGTCGTAACTTTTTCATCTAATTCCTCTTAGTCAACCGCCGCCATCCAAGACGGGAATCCCGCTGAAGAAAAAGCTGACGCAGTATTAAGCTGGATTCTGTTTTTTCTATCAAGAGTCGAGAATCCTGTAATTATCGAGGCGTATGTTGCGCCGAGTTGTCGTGACATAATCCTTTCGGACTCAACACGGAGAGGCATAAAATCCAACTTCAGCATCGACATAGCAGGGTCAACCAGCAATATATTGTTGTCCCCAACCGCCGAGCTTACATAAACAGGAAGCTGTGAAGGTTGAACTCTATTACGCAAATTCAAGGTAACAGGAACAGAACCCGCTCCCGATGGATTTTTAAACTCTGTCAATGCCAAGAGTTTATTAGCCATTGCCTCATTACAGACTACTGTAAACCAGTTTTTCCCTAAGGCTGAACCCCTTACCCAAGCTCTCAGGAAATCAGAAAAATCAAGCTTTCCTGATTCTGTCACCCCGATAGTTGCAACACTGTCAACTGAATTTGCTTGGTCTCCATTTATGAGCGTTGTAACTGCCGCTTTATTTAAATCAGCGGACAATCTCATTCCGACTTCTCTCATATAGTGAGAAAGAATAGGAAGCTTCACCGAAAGTAGGAGCTCATCAGAGTAATCCAACCCCTTAGCATACTTTTGGAGTTGAATTGTTTTAGAACCCCAAGTCATCCCTGACTTACCGATTGTTTCGGCTTCTGCTGTTGGGTCAAGTTCTGCATCCAGAATCTTAATCCACGGAGTTACAACTGCCATCTGGTCAACTGTTTCAGTACCAGACAACAAATCCGTATACCAAGGATTCGCTGTAATACCCTCATTAATAAATTGTCTAACAATTTCTGGAGCCAAATATTTCATGTCTCCGGAGAGAGAAAGAATGTTTCCAAGATTGAGAGTTTCAGGAGTTTGCCCAATTTCTTTATACAAATCCTCCATTGTCAGAGGATTGCCGTTTTCGTTTTTAAATCCCATTTTCTGCATGTAATCATCTATCGAAACATCTTTTCCGCATGCAGAATCACTCCCTCTATATGCCATGAGCGGAAAATAAATTCTTTCCGCAAAACTGTTCTGAAGTTCCAATTTTCCCATTTTTCCCCCTTAGTATTCCAAAACCGTGACAGCGGCTCCAGTGTTTCCGCTCTTAATTACCATTCCATCAATCTGAGAGTAATCATGAGATGGAAAAGTGCCCCAATAAACACCCGCTGTAAGCCCAAGCGCAGACAAAGAGCTTGACGATACAACTTCAATGGAAGCGTAAAGTTCTGAGCCTGTAAGAACAAGTTTGTCATCGGCAGATACGCTAGCCACAATGCCAATGTCTGCCGTATTAATATCAGCCGCTATCTGCGCCGTTG